ATTCAGGGGATCCAAAACAGCGCCTCGGGCGTACTGAACGCTCTCCGAGGCATCGTCGACGGCGCGATCAACACAATCAAAAGCACACTGGGGATTCGTTCGCCGTCGACGGTGTTCGCCGGGATTGGCGGGCAGATGATGGCCGGGCTGGCCAAGGGCATCAGCGATGCCTCGGGCCTGCCCGAGGTGCAGCTCAACGCCTCGGCCTCGGGCTGGGCGCGGGCCGCGAACAACGGGAGCGACCGGACGGTTGCCGCCTCCAACCGCAGCTACACGCTCAACGTCAACAACGCCGGCGCGCCGGCCAATCTGCTCGGTGATTTCGCCTTGCTCCAGGCGCTGGGGGGATAACGGATGGCGGCCACATACAAGTTTGTCGTGGGCGGGGTGACCAAGGACCTGATCACCGATTACGGGCTGAACAAGGTCCGGCAGATCCTGGGCGCCGGCATGCCGCCGGTGACGCCCGTCATCACGCCTTACGCCCTGACCGACGGCGCGTATTACCAGCGCCGGATTGTCGAGCCGCGCATCATCTCGCTGGTGTGCGTCGCCCAGGGCGCGACCCTGACGGCGCTTCACGCCATCCGCAAGACGATCATCAACGACATCGGGTCGGGCGCGGCGTTCGTCTTCAAATACTCGCCCAACTACGGCACGGTCGATGAGCTGTCGATCAACGTGCGCTACGCCGGCGGGCTCGAGCTGGGCGAGCAGGAAGCCTACTCCGAAGAGATCGTCATCCGCCTCCTGGCCACTGATCCGTTCTGGTATGCGGCGGACGGCTCGCCTGTGTCGCTCACTGTGAACGAAACGGCAACGGCTTGCAGCGCGCATCGTCGGGCGAGCCTCGACTGGTCATCGATGACGGCCGCCGGCGCGCCGACGGGCACCGTGCCGGCCAACGGGATCGCGGTGTCGGCCGACGGGACGACGGTCTACGTCTGCCAGGGCGCGAAACTCTACCGCTGGGTGGCCGGCACCTGGACAAGCTGGACGGCCACCGGCGGCAGCGCCTTGGTGTATTGCGTGGCGCCGGCGCAAACGGGATCAGGCTGCTACGTGGGCGGCGACTTCACCGCCATCAACGGCGTGGCCGCGGCGCATGTTGCCTCGTTCGACGGGACGTCGACCTTTGCGGCGATGGGGGCGGGCAGTGGCGTTGGGCCGGTCACTGCCATCATCGCGACACCGGAAGGGTGGGTCACCATTGGCGGGAACGCCGGAAATCGGGTTGAGACATACGTGCTGGGTGGGCCTTGGACTAACATCTACAGCTACGCCGGGGCCGGGACGATCAGCGCGCTGGTGGCGACAAAAGAGGTTATCACCGGAGTTACCTCGATCTGGATTGCCACGACCGGCTTTGTCTTGCAGAAGGGCATTAACTCCGCCAGCGCCGCCCCGGCGATCGCGCCATCGGCCGGCGTCATCAATGCCATCGCGATAGACGCGGCCGGGATCGTATGGGTGGGCGGTAACTACACCCTGAGCGGCGTCACGACGTATCTCGCGGGCTGGAACGGCACGGCATGGGTCAAGCCGACCGGGATCGCGGCCGAGGTCAAGGCGCTCAGCGTCGACTCCAGCAACGTACTCCGCGCCGGCCTGGCCACTGCTCCGGGCGTGTGGCGCAAGATCGACGGCAACGTCATGATCCCCGACTACGGCTTCCGGGCGTATGCCACCGTCACCGCGATCGGATCGGCCTCCGGAGCCGACGTGCAGGTGGTGGGGCAGAACACGGCCACCGCCAGCACCTGGATGTATGTCGGGACGCTCACCAACTCGGGCAGTGTGCCCGAAGACCTAACGATCACGCTGACCGTCGCATCGGGCACAACGGCTCCGACGCTCTACACGATTGGCAACCTGACGACGGGCGTATTCGTGCAGTTCAACAGCGCCCTCGTCGGGCCCGAGACGATCACGATCAACACCGCCACCAACTCGATCACCTCGTCCACGCGGGGGAGCCTCAAGAGCGAAATCCTCAACGGCGTTTCGATCAGCGCACTCAAGCTGGCCGCCGGGGCGAACAGCGTTGGCGTGCTGGTGTATGACCCGTCCAGCAAGGTCACGGCTACCCGGACGCTGCTCGGGTTCAAATACTTCAGCGCGGACGCCCTTTCAACATGAGCGACGTCACCTACGCCCTGAAGTTCTATAACGCCGCGGGCACGCTGCTCGAGACGTATGTCGACCTGTTCGATCTGGGCGTGGCCAGGTCCGGCAACGAGCCGCCGGCGCTCTCGCTGCGCCTGCCCTCGGGCGTGATCTCGGCCGCCAACCTCGTGCCCGATGCTCGGCTCGAGCTGATCCGCACCGGCACCGACGGCGTAGCGCGGCGGGTCTTCGGGACGATGTTCCTACTGACGGCCTGGTCTTCGGGCTACAGCGGCAACGAGGCCGACCTGACGATATCCGCCCGGGGGGCGAGCTCGCTCCTCGAGCGCCGGATCGTCAAATACGTGTCGGGCAGCGCCGAGGCGGCCAAGACCGACTACGCCGACGACATGATGCGCGATATCGTGCGCGAGAATTTCGGAAGCGGGGCCGGCGCGGGGCGCGACTGGTCCTCGTATCTCACGGTTGAGGCTGACACCTCGCTGGCCCCGTCCGTCTCAAAGTCGTTCGCCTGGCGCGTCGTGCGGAACGTCCTGGACGATCTGTGCGAGGCATCGGCCCAAAACGCCAGCCCGGTTCGCCTGTTCTACGACATCCCGCATGAGGCGACCGGCTTCGTGTTTCGGGTCTACACCGGCCAGCGCGGGACCGACCGGCGCACGCTGATGACGCTCGACTCGGCCGCTGGGGATGTGCAGGATGCCCGACTATTTCGCGACTACACCGAAGAGAAGACCTACGCGATCGTCGGCGGTCAGGGTGAGGGCGCGGGCCGGACGCTGGTCTATGTCGAGGACACCGCCCGCTACGACGGATCCCCATTCGCCCGCAAAGAGGTCTTTGTCGATGCCCGCAACTACGCCTCGAGCACCGGCATGAGCGATGAGGGCGCGGCCGCGCTCTACGACGCGCGCCGGCTGGTGACGTTCGCCGGCCGGATCAACACCGGGGCGTATGAGTATGGCAAGGATTGGGAGTTCGGCGACCGGCTGTACGTCATGCACGAAGGTGTCCGGGTGGACTGCATCGTCCACAGTGTGGCGATTCGTCTGGCTCAGGGCCGCGAGGACGTTGTGGCCGAGCTGAGGAGCCTGTAGATGCGCAAGGGCAACGATCTCGAAACGCCACTCCGGGCAGTCATCGCCAACCTGCGAGACAACGACCGGGTGATGGAGCGGGCGGCGACACTGGAGACCATTCCGACCGGCAGCGGCACGGGCACGGTGACCAGCGCGGCGATCACGGTGCCGTCCATCCTCAGCGTGTCGGGCAGCCCGATCACGACCGCCGGCACGTTCGCGTTGACCCTGGCCAATCAGAGCGCCAACCGGGTCTGGGCGGGCCCGACGGGCGGTGGGGCGGCCGCACCGACGTTCCGCGCCCTGGTGGCGGCCGACATCCCGGCTCTCTCCTACGGAACGGGCACGGTGACAAGCGTGGCGCTGTCCTTGCCGGCGATCTTCAGCGTGAGCGGCTCGCCGATCACCGGAGCGGGCACGCTGACCGGGACGCTGGCCAACCAGACGGCCAACTACCTTTGGGCTGGCCCGACCACGGGGGCGGCCGCCGCGCCGACATTCCGGGCGATGGTCTCTGACGACATCCCGGCCGCGATCGTCACCTACGCCAAGATCCAGAACATGACGACCGCGCGCCTGCTCGGGCGCACGACGGCCGGGGCGGGGGTGGTCGAGGAGATCTCGGTCGGCTCAGGTCTGACGCTCTCGGGCGGGGTGCTGGACACCGCCGGAGGGGCCGGGGTGACGGGCTCGGGCACGGACACGTATCTCACCCGCTGGACGGGGGCCAGCACGGTTGGGGATTCGACGCTCTATCTTTCCTCGGGCAAGATCATTTCGGCGACCTCCAATTCCGGGCTGAAGGTGGTGCGGACGGGGGCCAACGCGATAAACGACATCTCGTCCGACGCGCCTTTCGGGTATACGGCGACGATGAACAGCTACGCCGTCGACCGGGACGGCGGCGGCTCGGTCGTACACACTGCCGGGTTTTCATCGGACTCGCTCACTGAAAACACCTACGTATACGGCAAGCTGACGTGGTTCACCGACGCCACCTACGACATCGGCGCGTCCGGCGCAAACCGGCCCCGTGACGCCTATCTCTCGCGCAGCCTCTACGCGGCCAATATCAAGCTGCTCGGCAGCGGCTCCCGCCCCGCC